TGAGTCCTTCCAGAACTGGAACAGCAGTAGCCGTAGCTGGCGTATTTGCCTGAAGGTCGCTCGTCACATTACCCAGCGTGCTCGTCATCCTGCCCGTCGCGTAGGCATTAGCTACGCCGGAAAATGCAAGGGTGCCCAGCGCTGCCGTCAAGGTGACGAGCGCAGGAATGGTTATGCCGCCTTGCAGTGCGACATCTTCAAGTGCCGAGTCAAGCCCGCCAATAGCGGCAGCGATAACCTGAGAAGTTAGCCGGACGTTCCCAAGCGTGGCGCTCACACGAGCTACCGTGAAGGCACTGCTGCTACTGCCGAGCACAAGATCGTCAAGAACTCCCGCGTAGTAGCCGATGGCCAGCGCACGCACTTGGTTTGTCGCGCTGATGTCGCTGAGGGTGGCCGTGCACCTGCACGTAATCGGTGCACGAGCCGTACCCACGAACGTCACGTTGTCCAGCACCGCCACCAAACCGTTCGTGATGGGGACGTTGCCATTGCTGAACAGCAGACTGTCGTTGAGCGTTACGTCAAGCGTGCCTATGCTGGGCGCTGAAACCAAAGCGAGAAGCAATGCCGGGTTCAAGCTGAGGATGCCCACAGCGTTTGCGAGCACGTCGATGACATCGGTGATGGTGATGTCGTCGAGCGTCTGATTCATCCTGCCCGTTATGGTGGCCGTACTCGCCGTGGTGGTCACCACTGGATCGAGCAACGCATACATCGAGCCGGTGCGGGCACTGCTTGGGGTGTATGCGCTGCCGATGCCAACCAGAACTACATCCAGCAACGTCTGAGTGAGCGTGTAGTGGTTAACCTGCGCGCCGAGTCCCGTCACCGAGGTAGGGTCGAGCGCGCGCGAAAGCGATGCAACAACAGGCGTCGTTGCTGCGCCAACGAGAGTAACGTTACCGAGAAACTGTCCTCCAGTACGTCGCTCAACCCGATGATGGGCGGGAAACTTGCAAACGCGTTGAAAGCTACATCTTCGAGCGTTTGCGTGAGCGTGCTACCGGAAACAAGCGTAGCCGCTGAACTCAGTGTTACCGGCGCAAGTACGTTGTTAGCCGTCGCCCCAGCCGAAACACCAACAGCGCTGAACAGCGACGCATTGCCCAACGTTGCAATCAGCGTAGCCCTAGCGACTTGACCTCCGACACCGGAGAACGTGACGCTATCCAACGTCCGCGTTAGCTGGCCATTTGCAAGAACTTGAACCGCGCTGGCGACTGTTACGTTGCCAAGCGTCCTGCTGAGCGTAGCCCCCGCGACAGCCTCAACGGCGCTTGCTACAACGACATCACCAAGCGTTTGCGTAAGCAGGCCGACACGCCCTACTTGCATAGCGCTGGCCAGCGTTACAAGGTCGAGCGTTTTGCTGAGCGAAGCACCTGCGATAGCAGTGGCAGCACTCGCTACGGTGACGCTGGCGAGTGTTCTGCTAAGCGTGCCGCCTGCAACAGCACCAGCAGCGCTCGCTACCGTGACGTTGCCGAGAGTCGCAGTAAGCGTGCCGGTACGCGGCGACGGTGATGCTCCATACACAGCACCGAGCCAGCCAATACCTGTAGAAGTAGCAGCAGGAACTGCCGTACGCGTGCCGGTGGCTACATTAAAACTGGGGCGCGTTTCCCAACAAACTTCCAATGTAGCAAGACCAATCGTCTGATCCTGCAATTCAAACATGTTGGCATCAGGCGTAAACGACGTACCTGCGGTTGCACGAGCGCCGAAGAAGCCAATCACCAAACTGTTCACTGATGTCGGAGTGATCGACGGAGCAACAATGGCAAGCCCCGCAGAATTCACTTGAATCGCAGACACATCCGTCGGCGTCGTAGGATTGCCGGGATTTGATACCGCAACCACCTCTATCACGCCCGTGGCGTTAGCGCCCGTCGTCCAAGTCCACGTCGAAGGCTCGCTCGCCGCGATCTTCCAATAGACCGACATGCGGCCATTGGTAACCGTCGTTGTGTCGAGCAGCGCCCAACCCGCAGGTACACCGGTGATGTTTGGATTAGTCGAAGTCCCGCAAGTAAAAACGCAGGCGTACAGTGCGTCGCCGTTGACCGTCCCCGCTGGCAGCGTGCCGATCAACGATGTAGTAGCTTGATTAAGCGTACCCGAAGTCGAACGTACGGCGGGTGCGCCCAATGGCGGTTGCGGCGCTGCCTTGATCGCGCCAAGCCAAGCAGTCGTCCAATCTGACGAACCAGACACGGCGACCATATTGGGAGTCAGGCCGATGGCAGGGTATATCGACCATGCGGTTTCCAACGAGCCTGCGGGATTGGCTTTGTCCTGCACCTCCGTCATGCTCGGATCAGGCGTGATGGCAGTGTTGCTGTGAACACCGAAGAAACCAAGCAGTAGATCGGATGGCCGCGTCGTCGTAACGCCCGCCCCGATGATGTTGTTGCCAGTACCCGAGCTTGTTGCTAGCTTCTGGTCATCGAACGGCGTCAACCAGTCACTCACGTCGGATACAGCAGCCACCTCCACAATATAGTTGTAGCCGCCGCCAGTACCCGAGCCAGTCCATGTCCATGTAGAAGGCTCGAACGACGCGATCTTCCAATACACGGCCATAATGCCGGTCGGTGTAGCAATCGGCCCATAGTTTTGTGAGTCGACCAGCGTCCACCCGGCAGGTGCGCCAACGATTGCTGGTGTAGCAGAAGCGTGGTTGATAAAGACGCATGCGATCAGCAGGTCACCATTAATGGTGCCCGCAGGCAGATTGCCTACTAGGTTGCCGCCAGTACCAGCGTTGAACGTGCTCGACCGATAGGCTGGATTCGGCATGGCTTACGCCCAGCCTTTCGGGAGCAGGAAAAAAGAGCCGAGGATTAGAGTGGCCACGTTAGGTCGGGGCCGCGTGCGAGACAGGTTTCGCGCACCCTCGGCGTAGGAGGAAGGTTAGCTTTCGGTGGTGGTAGTACCCGTCATCGTGGCAACGCTTTCGCTGCTGCCTTTTCTTTGCGTCGCTTCTTCGCCACCACCCACTCCGCGTCCATGAACTTTTTCAGTTCCTCGATTGCTGCTTCCACTTCGGACTCGGGCGCATCGTCGTGATGAACGATTGAAGCGAGATTCACTTTCAACAACACTTTTTTCTGCGGGATGTTCATGTTTACGCGTTGCCGTCCGTGAACGTGAAGACCGTAACGTTGATCGTCTGACCGACCGCCAGCACGTTGTTGTCGAGAATCAGGTCGGTGCCCGCCGTGCCTGCGGTGCCCTGAATGTGGCAAGCGCCACCCGAACTCTTGATGCGGAACGAAATGGCCGTACCAGCGGCGGCGGCAGAGCCAGTCCATGTCCCCGCGAGTGTTTTCGTACCCGCCGACGCGGCGTTCATCCAGTCGGAAGGCAGCGTCAACGTTGCCAGCACGCCTGCTGGGTCCGCTGCTGCGCAGTTCGCGGGCACCGCACCCGAAAACAACAGCAGGTTGGGGGAAACGCCGGTTTGCGTCTCGATTTGGTCGAGCCGGTTGTTGCGTACCAGTTGGCTGAGTTGAATCGTCATGTGGTGCTCCTTGATTAACCGACTTGACTGCGGACTTGGAACTTAAGCAGGTCGTACACCGACTGCTTGTCCCCATTGACAAACGTGATCTCGATCTCTCCCTCGTACGAACCCAGCAAATCCTTCAATGTGTCGTCGGGAAAATTGAAAAAGCACAAACCGTTGTCGGGATCGTGAACCACGCACGGTATCGTAGCGAGCAAATCTGTCGCGCCTGCCGCACGAAAATACACAACCACTTGGGCATCGGTGAGGTTAATGGGCGCATCTTCCGGGTTCAGCAACGTCAACACGATGAACGGGCGGTTATCGCCAGCAACGAGTTTGATCTTGTCCATGTCACCAATACCTGCGCATATGAACCGAGATCGGCGCTCGTACCTGACCCGCATTCACATGCGAGCGTGCGTTCGCGCAATCGGCCATGAACTGCTTGCGATACCCCAGCCCCATCTTTGGCTCGGTCCATTGCTGGTTCGGAATCATCATCAGCCGTGCCGCAGCGCCACGCGCGATCTCCTCCGCGTATTCTTCGTATATGTAGTCGATAATGCTCGTTGATTTTCGCAACGGCGTGAAGGCAAGGATTCCAGTCAACCCCTCGGTCACTGTTTTGTCAGGCGTCGGCACCAGCGTGACTTCGTTGGGGTTGAGCATTGTGAATACGGCGGGCGTGCCCGAAGACTGCATCCAATCACGCCCATAACGCGCCGAAATCTCGGAAACCGACTTCTTCCCCAAACGCCGCTTGTCGAAATACAACTCGACAATATGCGCGAGATTCGCGTTACTCGGCACGTCAAGCTCGTACGCCGCCTCGTTCACAAGCACCATGATGGGGTCCATCGAGGCTTGCCAGACCAGCGACTCCTTGCAGAACTCGATGCAGGTGTCGCGAATAGCCTGCTGCGCCACCGGCTCCGCTACGTGGGGAACGAGCGGAATCAGGTAGGGGAAGAAGACTGAGTAGTCAACGTTCGCCATTACTTCTGCGTAGCGGGTATGTTCGGATTGAACCCACCTTGCCCCAGCGCTTGCGCAGGCGACGTAATCGTTTCCGCTGTGACCTTGGCTCCGAGCAGCGTCATGAACTGGCTGTAGAACGCCGTCGCTTGTGCGGCGTTTGCCGCGTACTCCGCATCCTTGCTGTAGGCGCGGTACAGCATGTAGTTGATGAGCGCCGTGGCGTACACGTCATCGACGAGGATCGTCGCGCCTTCCACCACGTCTATGGGGGATGCGGCATAAACGAGGTCCACTTGGCTGACACCGCTCGACGGCGGGTAGACATAGAACGTCTTCGGGTCCAGCGGACTGTAGACGTAATGCTTGATCGTGTTCGCGGGTACCGCTTGATGCCATCCCGGCGTCTGCGCGTCGAGTATCTCGCGCGACACCACCCGGACTGCTGGCCCACCCACGTTGCGCGGAACGTCGATCAGCGAAACGCCATCGACCGGCAGATTCTGCTTGGTGCCAGCGGCCAGCGGCGTCGGAACGTTCTTAATATATGCGTTGGGTTTGTGGAGAACGATCTCACGCTCGCCGTCGTTCAACCAGCCCAGTAGTTCAGGACGCGGCCACCGGATGTTGGTCGCGTCCTGAAGGATGATCGCGGTACGGTCGATCAAAGCCCCGGCGGTGATCGTCGACATGTGCTCTCCGAAAGTGCGGTTCCTCTCCCCCGGTTTCGGGGGAGAGGGGATACCGTAATCCTAGCCTGCGGCTTGCAGTAGGACAAATCCTTCGGGTTTCACCACCTTGCGCCCGTAGATCACGAGGCCGCGAACAAGCTGCCCGAAGTCGCTGGGATTCGGGATGCTCTCGACCTTGTTGATCTGCGACGCGAAGGTCCACGCCGACTTGTGCCCCGCATACATGGCATGTCGCTTCAGCGTGCTCGCCACCGTACCGCCGAAATAGTCCTTGCCCGCCGCAGCGGTCGGCAGCAGGTTCGACACGTACACGTCGAAGCGGTCGATGCGTCCGATCTTCCCGTTGCGGACGATGGACGTTGCGTCGCCCATAAACTGCGCTTGGGCGAGGTTGGACGACATGAGCATGTTGCGCTCGACCGGGGTGAGGATCAGGAAGCGATCCGTTTCGGGCACGTTCTGCTCGTCGAGTGCCGACGCCATCGCGGTGATGGCTTGCAGGATGTTCCCTGCACCGGCAGCAGCGGTCAGCGTCAGCGGCGCGAGGTCGGTGCCGAAGTTGTAGCTCGCCGAAATCTTACCGGCAGTGGCACCGACGTTGGCCGCATCCGCACCCGTAACGACAGCTTGCAGGCACTCACGGTCAACCTGAATCTTCATCTGGTTCGCCGCATCGGTGGTGAACATGTCCATCAAGTTCGGCTGGGCTTGGTACTCCAGCACGTCGCTGACGTTCACGCCGAAGTAGTAGCCCTTGTCGACCTGAAGCTCGATGGTGTTCGGGGCCGGAACTTCGTAGGTCAACGCCGTACCGATTGAGTACGTGTTGATCGTGATCGACGGAATGTTGTTGATAACCACCTTGTCGCCCATCGACTTGATGTCTCCCTCCCAGTTCGTGTTCGAGACATCGCCAAACGTCGTTGCTGCATAGAACTTGACGTTGAGCTTGCTCGACCACACTGTCGGGATAAAAGTACCCGAATACGACGGCGTTGTATTGAATGGTGCTACGACGGGCATTACTGCTGCTGGGGTGATGGTAGCCATGTGGCTATCTCCTGTGCTGGGCTAAGCGCGAGCGTTATGCGCGGGACTAGGCTTCGACGGTGTGGCGCTTGTTCTTCGCCTTGTGGCGAGCTTCGGCGTCCTCCTCGTCCTTCTCGGTTTCGGCCCTTTCCTTCGCCGTGGCTTCGGCGTCAGCCTTGGCTTTTTCAGCCTTGGCTTTCGCTGACGCCGCCTTGGCAGCAACGCGTTTGGCGGCGGCATCTGCTTCAATCTCGGGAGTGCGCGACATGCCCCCGGCGTCGACCGGTGGAGCAGCACTGGTGTTGATCGCCCAGTCCGTATCCGTGACGGGGATAAACACGGTCACCACCATCAAAGCAACGTCGCAGGACTCGTCGATCCCTTCGCCCTGAACCCTGCCGTTTTCCGCAGGCCAGACGTGCAGATGCGCCGCAGGCGGCGTGCCGTCCGGGTTAGGCACCGCGATTACTGTGATTGGGGGGCCACCCACATGCGCAACAGGAAGTTGCACCGAATCGTTGCCTTCCGAGGTCATCACGACACACGTATCGGAGTCCAACACGGGACTGCCGTCACGCTCGGTGCCAACGGCCATTACTGGCTTGTCGGAAGTACCACGCCCTTGAGGAAAGCTTGTTCCACCCATAACCGTCGCTCCTTTTGAGGAGCCGCCCCTGTTCAGGGCTTTAGACGGCCCTCCAACAGTGCGGCATTCAGTTCGTTTTCGATCACCATCGCTTCGTCGTGCCGACCGGCTTTCGTGAGACGAACGATCTGCATCGACTCAGCCTCGTATTCCTTGGCCGTGTACGTCCGCTTCTCGCTCGGTACGCTTGCCGCTCCACCAGACTTGGCGGGTGTTACCTGACGAGAAAGCTCAGACTTGCGGCCTGACGGGGCGGGTGCGGGCTGCGGTGCTCGGGGTTGCGTCTGCGCAAACGCCTGAAACACTTCGATGGCGCGTGCCGAATCGAGCTTCTCCGCTGCATCCACGAGCATATCGTTCCAGAGGAAATTCGCTCCGGGCACCTTGGAGCCGAGCCATTTCTGGCAGGCTTCGCTCGCTTGCACCGCTTCCCAGTTGGGAAACGCCGCTGCGAGAGTGCCGAAAAACTGATCCCTGCTGGTCGCGTACTGCGTCTCGCGAACTTGTCCTACCTGCTGCGTCAGTTGAGTCGTCAGCGTTTCGATTCGCTGAATGTACGCGTCCTCGCGCTCGCCGAATTCTTCTCGGGCCACGCGCCGCGCCATGTCAATCAAATCCGCGCCGAAGGCTTCCGAATCCTTCTCGGTGACCAGTTTCGCTTTGGGTTCAGGTGGCGTCGCAGGTTGCTGCTGCCGATTCTGCAACTGCTGCTGCAACGCGTCGATGCGCTCGTTGGACTGGCGTAGTTCCGTGCGAAGGTTGCCTGTTTCGCGCGCAAACATGCCTTGAAGGGTGCGGTACTTCTGCTCCCACTGCCCGTCGTCACGCTGTGGCTCAACCGGGGGCGTAACTGGTGCCGGGGCAATGCTGGCGGGCGGTTCGACTGCTGCAAGCGCTGGTTGCTGCGGGGGTGTTTCCGTACTTTCCGGCGGTTGAGGTTGTGCAGCATTTGCTGCTTCCTCCATCGCTTTGTCATACGCCGCAACTTCTTCCGCTTGCTTCTGAACTGCCTTGGGCAATGCCATCGTCGCTTCTCGCCTTCCCGATCAAGGGGCTTGGGCTATGTGGGAGCAGGCCCGCTACTGCTGCTTCGGCCTACTCTGTTTCAGGGTTCAGCATCTTCAACAATTCGTCGAGCAGTACGGCGCGGCCTTGAAGGCGCGGCACGTTATCTGCCGACGCTGCCATCAACGACTTCATCACTGCTTGCTGTTCTGCTGCGAGTACGCTTTGCAGAACCTTGCCTTCCGCATACCGCGCAATGCGTTTCAGCGACTCCAGTTGCTTCGCATCAACCCGCACTACTTCTTGCGCTTCTTGACCTTGCCGCCGCGTGCGAGCTTGGGACTTTCGTCCGACTCACCGCGCTCCACTGCATCCATTCGGTCCTGCCGCCGCTTGATGGCGTCGGCGAAACCACCAGTAATGGCCGGAGTGCTCTTGCCGCCCGCGCTGCCGCCGCTGGCTGGAGCATCCGCATCCTTGCTGGCGCTATACAGCCCCTTCAGCCTGTTCAGCAGCGACGGCGACTGCACCGCGCCACCTTCGGCATACCTCTTTCGCGCCTTGACTACTTTTTTCGGCACAGCTACTTCGTCCTGCCGCCGCGCGCGTAGCCGGGAGGTCTGACCGGCGGGCCGACCGGCCCACGCGGCATGGGGGGCGCGACCGGCGCAGCCCGCGCAAACGGCGGCGCGGCGGGGCGCAGCTTCCCAGCACTTCTCGCTTTCGGCTTCTTCGTAAACGGAGGGGCTTTGGGTTTAGCCACGGCTGGTCGTCGGCCCGATTTCCGTGCCGTGTCCCGTGTGGATGGTCAGCTTACCCTTGCTGGTTGCGCCGCTCTTGTACCCCTTGCCGGGGAAACTCGTCGGCGCAACCGTCGGCCCGATTTCCTTGCCGTGCCCCGTGTGGATGGGCAACGTACCGCAAGGAGTCGCAGTAAGCCGTGCCTTGACAGATGGCTTGCCGATTGGTGTGGTGGTCATTGGTGCTTCGTGTCGTTTCACGCTATTTCTCCGTGTAGGACAGCAGCTTACGAGGCGGTTGTACCGCCGGATACTACATCTTGTCAACAAGCTGAAAAATCATGCAGCCTTTTGTGGGGCGAAATTATCTGCGATGGGCGCACCATTCATGAGCGTCTGCCCGTTCTGCGTCGGCGCAGGCGGCGAGCCGCCCTGCCCCGGCATCTGCGCTGCCGCTGTCCCCGGCACCTGCGGCGTCCCTCCCGGTCCTGACGGCTGCGGCGCTCCACCTTGCTGCGACTGCAAAAGCTGCTGCGCCAGCTTGACCTTGAACTGCGGCGGCACGATGTCGTCGGGGTCCATGTCGAGGTTCTTCGCCGCCTCGCGCAGCAGCGACGCGATGCCATCGACGCCGACCACCTGCGTGAAAGTTGGATTCGCGCCGACGACGTTGAGGAATTCGTTACGCCGCACCTGCGCCGACTCTTTGGCGACCACGCCGACTGCACCCTTAGCCACGATCTGCACGTCACCCTTGAGCGCGGCGTCGTCACCGTACTTCATGTTGTAAAAATACAGCCGGTTTAGCAGCGGAGTCATCACGCTGTTGTCGATGTTGCTGATTACCTGCTTCATCGACTTGTTCGCGTTCGACATGAGCATCGACATACCCGACGCGGTGCGCCCTGCGCCCCCCGTGGGCGAGTCGCCGGTCATGTAGCGGGGAATGGACGAGTATTCGTCGGCCAAAACAGCGAATTTCTCGAAAACGGCCATCAATTCGGCGACGTTGAGGTTTGGCTGGAAGAAAGTGATCGCTTCAGCGGTGCTTCCCATCGGATCGGACGTGAATTGCCAGATTTTCCACGGGTACATCTGCTCGATGTCCTCGCCGGGGGGCAAACGGTCCGAATTGATGCCTACTTGGGGGCCGGAAGCGATGCCAGCGTTGTTGACGAGCGCTCTGCCGACCGAATTGCACACGTCTTGGCAATCTCTTACGAGGTCGCAGACCGAATTACCCCAAAAACAGCCCGGAATGTCCTCGTAACTCGCCTTGTAGTATGGTTTTTGCCCCAGCGGGTGGTAGTTGAGCAGGGCTTTGATGACGTACGGGCCGATCACCCACACTTCAACGGGGTAATTCTTGGCCGGATCAGGCACTTCGTCGTCGCCCATGCCCCAATCGAGAAGCATTTGACCCGAAACCGACCCCCAAAACTGGATGGCGTCGATGTGCTTGTCGGGGTTTTGCATCACACCTGTGGTGGATTTGCCCTCGGCGAACGCTTTTTCGCTGTCGACGAATATCCACTCCTGCAATCCGCCGTGCCCGTAATCCTCCAGCACCTTGCGTATGGCACCGTCGTCGTATCCTTCGACGCCGATGAGTTCTTCGAGGTCTTGCTGGCGAAGTTTGTGGCGCTCAATGAAGAACCCGTCGTCGATCCCAGTGCTCGCAGGACTCGGGTAGCACATCATCGGGTCCACACGTTCCCACTCAAGCACCAACTCCTCGGAAACATCCGGCACGTACTGCCCCGGTCCCGTCTGTTTCCACGCAAGTTTGTTCTTGTTGCGGACGACCGGACCTTTGAGCACCGCCGCCGGGAACGTGGTGATGTCATCCAAGAAATCGTCGAAGCCGCGAATGAAGCCGCCCTCGACAAGCTGGTCCTCCATCTTGCGTTCCATCTCCTCGACCTTGGACTTCGCCTGATCGTACAAAGAGTCGTAGAACTCCTCGCGAAGTCCAGTCAGGAATTTCCTCAATTCGGTCGGCGGTACGTTCTCTCCCGTGGTCAGGATGTACTGCTGGACCTCGTTGATCGCCCGCTGCCGCAATTCTTCGAGGACTTCGGGCGGCAACGAGGGTACGGGCGAGGGCTTGAGCGTCCACGGCTTGTCGGACCCGGAGCCGAGCAGCACGTCGCGCAGCCATGCCGACGCGCCCCGGCACTTGTTCGACGTGAGCATCATGTAAATCTCGGAGCCGCCCTGCGAGCGGATCATGGCCAGCTTGTCGGGGTCGTATTCCCCGCGCCGCTGCCGCATGCTCTTGAACATCCGCTGCTCGACGGTCTGCTCGCGCGCGAGGCGAGCGACGCTCCACTGCGTACGCACAAGGCCCGCGAGGCCGGTGATGAGGGGCTGGTGTTGCTGGATTTCGCTGGCTTTCTTCTGCGCGTCCAGCATCGACTTCAACGACTGCACCGGCAGGATGCCGCCAAGGTTGGTAACGCCGGATGGCGCTTGCAGCAGCATGGGGGCGGGAGGTGCCGTCATCTGTCCCACAGGCATGGGAACAGCCGGAACGCCGAAGCCACCGGGATTAGGTGGCGGGGTCAAGCCAAGTGCAGGCATTGCATCTCCCGTTGGGCGCGATACTAGCCCGTTCAGTACACGTACGCCACCTTCTTCACTTCCCGCCGCGCCGCCACGAACATCCCGCCGCCGATGCCGCCGGGGTCGGCGTGCATGGCCAGATACTGGCAGGCGTCGCTGATGTGGCTGGCGTAGTTCTTTTCCGGCTTCTCGTCAACCTCGCCCTTGGTGCTGACCTTGTAGCGGTAGCCGCCGCGCAGCGCGTGGATCAGCGCCTTGGCGCTGGGGTCGATCAGGAACGCAGCACCCCCGTCGATCTGCCGCCCGAGCCAGTTGTCCACCGCTGACAAGCGCCCCGGTATGGCATTGGTCTTGCCGGGGACAATGCGGAAACCCTCAGACTTGTAGATGTCGAACACGCTCCGCTCGTCGGTCTGCGCCCGCTGGATGCCTGCCGGGTCGCCGATGACCAGCACCGGGATGCCGCCGAACTCGTTGGCCAAAATCGGCTTCAGGCGCTCGCGGATGAAGCGCAAGCTACCCATCCCCTCGGCGGTCAGCGCGCGGAACACCAGCAGCCTGCCACGCGGGTCCATTTGACCAATTACCGCTGCCGGTGTGAGGCCGAAGTCGACGCCGATGAGCAGCGGATACTGCGCGTCGCTGGCGAGGAGGACATTCTCGCCGGAGCGCAGCGGCTTGAGCGGCCCCTTGGCGACGTGAAACTCGAAATTGAACGAACGATGCACCGGCTGGCCCGCGAGCGACTTGCCGAACATCGCCTTGATGTAAACGTCGATCCAGTCTTCGGTCTTGCCCACCGCCAAGTTGGTGTAGTACTCGGACGGCAGGAACTCCAGCCAGTCGGCCTTGGGGTCGATGCCCGACGGCTGGAAGAAAACTTCCGCATTCGCAGGCGGATCGGTGAGGAAGCTTTCCCAAAACGTATCCATGTCGGGCGGGTTGCTCATGCCCCACAGGTGCTTGTTCTGCTCGCCGTCATCGGTGATGCACCCGGCGACCGGGTGACCGTCCTTGTCGCGCCCCCACTTCGGCTTGTGCGGCACCATCATCTTGTCGGGGTAGCGACCGAGACGGCCCTGCATCGCGTCGAAGATGTCCTTGTGGATTTCGCGGAACTCGTCGAACACGGCGAAGCTCGCTTGCAGCGAGAGCAGGCGGCGCACGTCGTTCGCGTCATCCAGTCCACGGAACAGCACCTCGCACTCCACGTCGTCGAAGCGCAGGAAGAAGCGGGTGCCGGTTTTCAGGTAGCTCCCCGCAACGCCATCGGGAAACCATTTGAGGAAGTCGGGAATGCTGGTGTCGCGCAACTGCTCGTTGGTGTTGCGGACCCACACTGCGCGCGACCGGCGTATGCCGTCGCGACACGCCGCCATGCGCTTGGCGTGATAACAAATTTTCATCAAGCCAGCCGTAGTCTTGGTGCTTCCTACGGGACCGACGATGAGCGAGATAAACGCCTCGCTTTGCAGAAACCCCTGCACTGACTCCGGTGGTCGATAAGTCAGTACGGTGTCGGCAGAGGCTTCTGCGAGCGAGGCGGGCATTCCCCTACTTTACTTCGGCGCGGCGGCGGCGGATACGTACACCAGCACCGGCTTCTTGCCCGACTGCACCAGAATCGCGGGCTTGGCCGTGGGCGGCACGCCGTCTTCCTTCGGCTGCGCGCCTGCGGGCAGCGCGATCAGCAATGCTGTGCCTGCGGGCAATTGCGGCAGGTAGATCGGCTGGTCGATGCCGATGCTCGGGTCGGGCGGGATGACGATGGGGCCGGTCGATGGATGCCCGCCTTGTCCCGGCGGCAGCGTGTTGTCCACACCGGGCGGCAGGGTCGGGGGCCACATACCGGGCGGCAGCACGATGGGATTGCTCGGACGCACGGGCGCGATGGGTAGCGCGTTGCCGATATGCCCACCACCGGGCAAGCCTTGGTCGGGACGACCACCGGAACCGGGCAGACCATGGCCCGGATGCGGAAACACACCCATGCCGTAGTCGGGATCGCCGCCAGCGGGGCGACCGCCGCCGAAGCCGGGATCGGTCGGGCGCGACAACTCCTCGATCAGATACACATCGCCACCCACAGGAGTGGCTCGTACAAGACTTCTGCCCATGATTTTCCTTTTTCGTTAGTGCATCGGGTTGTGGATGATGACGTTGGAATTTTCAACGTCGGGTTGCGGGTCGCACCAGCAGGTGTATCCCACGCATACGTGCTCACGCCCATCGAATACCGGGTAGACGTGGACAGGACTATCAACCTCAGTATCGTCGATGCTCGGTGGCGTCACAGTCTCCCCATCAAGAGCAGCACGATAAGCACGAGGACGACCAGACCGATGCCACCCGACGGATAGTATCCCCAGTTGGCGGCATGCGGCCATACCGGCAACGCGCCGATCAGCGCCAGCAGCAAGATGATGACAATGAGGACGGCGACAATGTTCACTTAAAAAGCCCTTGGCCGTGGAAGAACAACTCCACGAGGATCAGCAGCGCAATAGCGAGCCAGCCGAAATTCGATGGACGTATCGAAGCCGAACCCTTCCACGCTTCGATCATGGCAAACACCAACGCGAACACGAGAATGATGAGAGCGCCTACGACCATGATGTTCTCCTTTCAAGGACGCAGCCCCAAAAAAGAAGGGCGGGGCCAGTGTACTACCAGCCCCACCCTACAGGCAGAAGTCTCGTGTCGCTACGTACGACGACGCCGCACGAACGCCAAGCCGAGCAACGCTGCACCGATTAAGGCGAACGTCGCCGGTTCCGGCACGGGGCCAATCGTTGGCGTAATGGTCAAGCCGCCGCGTTGCAGCGTCAAATCCTCCGACACCAGCGCGCCGACCTTGCCATCTTCGGTATCGACGTAGCGGGCCTTCACTACCGAACCCATCAACCCGGTCCCGGTCAAGTCGTTGTTCAGCACCGTGACGCTGAATTCCCACACCAGCACACCGCCAAGCGCCACGCCGGGCGGATTGGTGATCGGATCGAACGGTGCAACGTGGTTGAAGTCGGCGCACATGAAGCCGCCGCCGTTGCCGTCGCAGCCGACGTTGCTGATGCCGCCATCAATCTCGGTCCAGTTGGCTACACCGCCCGGAGCCGCGACCAGCGAAGCATCGACAAAGCTGCTCGACACCTTGATGGCTACATCATCGAGCCAAGTCGAGGCCAGCGGCCCGCCGTTGTAGGTCGAAGTGTCGATGCCGAGGAAGATCAGGAACGTCTGCGTCAACGGGTCGGCGTCCGGTTCAGCAGTGCCGCTGAACGCCAACTGATAGCGGGCACCTTGGCAGGTGCCGCAATCCGAGTCCGGCCCGCCGATAGGATCGGCGCTGGCGTTGAAGGCGAATGCCAGCGCCGCTAGTACGAGATACTTTTTCAATGCAACTCTCCCTTTGGGTTGTTATGCCTTGCGCCGACGCACAAACGCCAGCCCGAGCAGAGCGATGCCGAACAGCAGCACCGACGCCGGTTCCGGCACCACTGCCGCCGAGAACGTGCCGGAGACGGACGAAGTGAACGCGCCGATGGTCGTGCCATCGACCGAGACTGGCGGGTTGACGTTAGCGAACGAGAACGCCATGCCGCGCGGCAGGTTCAGTTCGGTGATGACATCGCTGGTGAAGATCAGCGATCCCGGCGGCTGCGCGCTGGCCATGGTCAGCGATGCGCCGTTCAGGAAGCCGAACGTGGCACCTGTAAAGACGCCCGACAGGCAGTTGAAGCCGACGCCGCACAGCGGGCTGGTGATGGTGAAGTCGCCATCGAACGGCTCGATGACGCCGAGCGGACCGACTTGCGCGGGGCCGGTGCTGACTGCGGAGAGGTTGAGCAGCGCAAGGAACGGCGTAACCACCGGACCCAAGATTTGGGTGACGGTGACCGGGATGTTTAGCCCTTCGATGTCGGTGGTGGTGCCGTCATCGGTGGCAGTGATGGTGTCACCGTTGATGGCTTGGCCGAAGGTCAGGATTACGTCGGCGGATGCACTGATGGGCAGGGCCAACGCGGCGAGGAACAGGGCCAGCAGGAGCTTTTTCACTTGAAACCCCCCGTAAAATCATCCGAAACGGATGTGTGGGATTTGAAGCAAGAAAGTGGCCAGCGTTGAAAACAAAGAAGAATATCACTCGGCCCGAGCGCCACTGTAAAGCCGTTCGACAGGCAAGCGCGGGCGCAGAGGTCCAATCAAGGACTTACGCCCGCCATCCCGCCTCGCTGTGCTAGTTCTTCCGCTCGTCGCGGCGCGCGTCGCGCTCGGCTTGGTTCTCGTCGCGTCCTGCCTGCCGCTCATCCTGCTTGGCGTCGCGCTCGGCCTTGCGCTCGTCGCGGTTGCCGTCGCGTTCCGGGCGCTCGGGCTTACCGGGCAGCGACGGTCCTTCGGTTTCTTCCGGCGGCACCTCGCCGTCCCCGGAGCCTTTGATGACCAGCAGGTCGGGGTCGGTGCAGATCAATTCCGCGTTCGGATCGCTGTTGTCTGCCGGACCGTAGTCGTAATACTTGCCGGTGAACATGTCGTAGCGCGGCGGCGCGTTGCCCGCCATGACGTGCTCAAATTCCTGCTTGGTCAGTTTGAAGTCGCTGACCCACGTTTTGAATTTACTGTTGAACGCCGCGCAAACCGCCGACTGCTTGCGCTTGCCGGGGATGCCTTGGTAGCCGCCATCCGGCAGCGTGTGCGCCCAGTCGACCACCTTTTGCCCGATGGGTGTCAGGACGTGGTTGTTGGCGTTGTCGAGCGTGAACATCGGTTCGTCGAGATCAATGCCCATGGTGCTTCCTTTCTTGGTGTGGTTGTGGGGTACTACGGCTTGAATTCGTCGATGCGTGCGTTGAGCACGTTGAGATAGCCCTGCATGAAGCCTTCCTGCTGTTGCAGGCGGCTGCGTTCCTCGGGGATGAGCAGCACCGGACTACCGAGGAAGGCGCGCAACTTCTCCAGCTTGACCTGCAACTCGTCGCGCTCCACCACCACGCGCTGCTCGTAATCTTTCATGGCTTGAGTCCCAGTGCGTACGCAATCAATGTGGTGAACATGATGCCGACCAGCCACTTCATGACGATGGAGAGCAGACGCACCTTGGCCTCAAGCACCGCGACACGCGTCGGCAGCGGCAACTCCTCCGGCTTCGGTGTGTCGACCATGGGCCTCCCATGGCACGCACTCTACGCCGACTTGACGGCGATGACGAACGGATTGCTCGGCGCGAAGGGTGCAGGCGCGTCGTCCGTGGCCGGGGTGATGTCGATGACCGGGTGGGAAGAAGTGGGAGGAGCCTTGCCGCTGAACACGATGCTGATGGAGAAGCCGGGGTTGCTGCCGTTGCCGGGAGCGCCGGGTGCGGGCGCAGGCTTCGGCTTCAGGTCGGCGAACTCGGTGAACGTTCTGAAGGCGTCGTGCACCTGCCCGAAGGTCGCGTCGTCTTTCATGGCGCGCAGGAAGATGACGTTGCTCAACTCCTTCGCTTTCAGGCGCGAGTCGAGCACGAAGTCGAAGCCGCTTTTCTCCAACTCGGCGCGCACCTTCGCCACTTCCTGCATGAACGGCGTCCATTCGGACAGCGCCTTGAATTCCTCGGCGCTGTAGCCGTAGCGCGCCGCGATGGCGGGCGGGTCGTCCAAGCCGCTGGCAATTTGCAGCACCATCTCGGCGGGCACGCGCAGCGCGCGCTCAGCCAGTGTGTCGTGCGTCGTCAGCGGGAACGGCAGGTCGATGGTTTGGGTTGGAGTGTCCATGCTGCAACCGGGTCAGGTGTTCCTTGATGGCGATGCGAATGAGTTCGGAGACGGTAGTGTCGTCCCGTTTGGCCACGACCTGCAAGGCATGCAGTGTTTTTTCGCCGACGAAGAAGTTGTAGCGCTTGCGCACGGTCAGAACGTGGTCGGCTGCGCCACGGCGCGCACCAGCGCCATGAGTCCGGTTTGCAGGTCGGTGGTACCGATGGCGACCCAGCGCTGGTCGAGCGTGCCGTTCTGGCGCAGCTTGTTCACCAACTCGGCCAATTCCATGCCGTGCTTCTTGATCTGGTTCATCAGCGCGGCTTCCGCTTCGGTGAGTTGGCGATAGCCGATGATTTTGGGCTGTACGAGAGTTTCCATGCTTTCAACCTCCGACTTTTGCGGCGTTGCTGTACGACGCAGCGGCCTTGCTCCCCGTATTGGCGAGGAATGACGCTGCTGTGGCTAGCCCCCGTGCCTGCGCCAACGCTGCGCTGGCTGCTGCCTGTGGCGCGGGGGCGTTCAAAAAGGACGCAGCGCGATCTCCACCTGTTCGAGTTGCTCGGTGAACTTGTCGGGGATGGCGCGCGCGGCCAGCATCATCGCTTCCTTGTCGCTGCCAGCCAGCACGCGCGTCACGTCCACGATCAGTTCGGACTTCGGCTTTTCGCCACGGTCGTGCTGCTCCTTCGTTTGCAACGGTGTGTAGATCACGGCGAACTCGTAGAGTTTCATATGTACCTTGTGTGTTGGGTGGGGACGACGTGTGTATATCATGAAATTTGGGGTGCGTAAAGTGCGGGGTAGGGGAAAAGGGACCGAGCCACCCCGCCCCTTGGTCCACCGGCCACCCGGACGCCGCGCCACCTTTGCAGGATGCGGCAGAGCATCCCGGTCCTGCGTCGGGCGGAAGATCGCTTCGGGTTGCCATGCACGCATGCGCGCTCGTTGTCGTGGCCTTCGCGCTCGGTCGGCTCTCCATCATCCGGCGCGGCTCGGTCCTGCCTGCGACTTTCACGTTGCAGGGGGACGGCGAGTAGCACTCCCGTCAAAAAACGGTCCCCTGCCACGAAGTCGATACCACAGGGGCGGCGCGTGAATCGCAGTAATGCACAGCGTCGATCTGGTCAAGTTTCCTGCAAACGCGGAAGCGTTGTGTTGTTCTGATTGCAACGCCCGATGCGGACCGGCGAGTAGCCCCGCGAAAGGTGGGCAAGCGAACCTGATTTTCCCGATTCAAGCGGCTCGCGCAAAGCGTCTAGGTCAAACCTTGGATGCCCATAACGCGGGCCGCACCTTCAAGCATCCTGCGATGTTGTAGGGCGCTTGATCGTGCGGGAGAAAAGCATGGCAACTGCAAGGCTGCAATGCGCGCAGTTCGACACGCGCGCCACGGCTCCGGGCAAAGGCTGCAAGCCCAAGCTGTGGGGGTATCACAAGGCACACAATGCCAAGCCGTCACTCTGTGTTGTGCGTGACGGCGAAGGCGTAACGCTGCGCATCGTCAAGTCGGTGCGCGTTCGGTAGTACAACGTAGCAAACCTGAAAAGGGAAGATCAGATGAACATCATCAAGAAGTTCGACCAGAAGGCTTTGGAAGTCGCCCTCAAGGCGATCACGAAGTCGGCGGTCCAGACTCGCGACAAGATTCAGGAAGTCGCGACATGGGCCATCGCAGTGAGCATCACCAGTGGCGACATCAGCGTGGGTAACGCGCTGCTCGACGCGCTGGGCAGCACGAAGTCGCTGCGCAAGGACAGCTTGGTCGCGCACTTCGAGAAGCTGGGCAACTTCGCGTGGCTCAAGTCGGACAAGAAGTTGGGGTTCTTCCTCAACCCGAAGACCGGCTGCACCGACGGCACGTTGACGGCGGAATACGAAGCCATCATCGTCGGCGCGAAGTGGGACGAAGCCAAGCGCGAAGCCGAAGTCGTGTCGACGTATGACATGGAACGTCAGTTCCGGTCGTTCATCGGCAGGATGGAGAAGTTCGCGCTCGACCCGGCGAACACCATCGAGAACCGCGACGTGCTGTTCGCGATCACCAATGCGTTCAACAAGATCGTCGCGGAGAAGACCCTGCGCACGATGACGGTCGACCAGACCGTGCTGGACGCGACGGAAGCGCAACAGGCCGCGTTCGATGCCAAGCTGCCGGAGATCGTCCCGGCAATGGTGCGGGCGGCGTAAGCAACAAGGCAAGGGAAGTCAGGGGCGCGGGGCTGATGTTAAGCCCCGCGTTTCTTGTGGGCTTAACGCGAAGTGGCGACGAGTCCATAAGAAACGTTACGGTACGTATGCTAGATGCCTCTGCGTATGTAGCGCGAGTGTCCATACGCACGTACGTATGGGGCGCTTAGGACGCGGGGTGGCCACGAGTGCCGCCCTGCGCCGCGCCAACTATCACGTCCAAGTCCAGTCGTCGCATTATGTAGTAGGTAAATGGGAAGCGCGTGTAGGACA